ACCCCCAGATTGACAAGCCCGTCTGTGATATCTCCCCACCAGTCGATGTCATATCCTTTTCCTTCCCAAATCCACCGGATAGCAGCCATCGTATCGCTACCGATGTTAGATATCTCCGACATGGCATTGCCAAATCCAGAAACGGCATTAGATGCCGCTGTCGTAACGTTTGTCCATACCTCAGAAACAAACGTCCCAATCCCACCCCAGTCATTATAGATAGCCGCAGCGAGCAACCCGACCCCAGCCGCCGCCAGCCAAATTGGAGCGGAAATCGCCCCAAGCGCCGCCCCGATGCCAGCGATCACAGGCATTGCCGAGCCGATAGCAGTAGCCAGCCATCCCACACCGACCAGAACGGGACCAATCGTCGCCGCCACCGCAGCAAATGAAATCGCCAATTTGAATAGCTCAGGATTCGACTGTGCAAAACTGCGAATCTTTTCGCTCAACCCACTGAGGAACTCGATCACGCCTGTCAGCTTTGATTTCAGGTCAAACGACTCAATAATCTGAGCGCCCAAATCAGCCAGCGTCAGTGTCACAGTGTCTTTGAGCGTAGAAAAGAGCCCGCCGAGCGTCTGCGACTGTGCTTCCATCATTCCAGCGAACTGCCCACCGTTGTTGGTCATGTTCTGGAATGCCTGCTCTAACTCTGGAAAGCCTACCTTGCCCTTTTCGACAAGGTTTTTGACCTCAGCAGTGCTAACCCCCAAAACCGTAGCCAGTTCTTGCAAGATGGGGATACCACGCCCCTGAAACTGGTTGATATCCTCAGCGAACAGCCTACCTTGCACCTTCGCCTTTCCGTAGAGTTCTGCGATCTCCCCGACCGGAGCGCCTACACCCGCGGAGATATCGCCGATGCGACGCAGAGACGCCGTAACATCCTCTGCGTTCACACCAAACGCCAGCAGCGACCGCCCGGCATCTCGGATTTCTGGGAACTCGAAAGGCGTCGATGCGCTGAAGTCACGCAGCTCATTAAAGAGCGTCTTCGCCTTATCCGCATCGCCCAGCATCGTGGTAAAGGCGACCTGCGTCTGCTCGAAGTCGCTTGCCAGCTTCAGCGACGCCCCGCCAATACCAAGGATGGGCAACGTAACCGAAGCAGTCAGCTTGCCGCCCACATCCTTCATCTGTTTGCCAGCATTCTTTAGCTCATCGCTGACCGACTTACCCATCGCCTTAATACTGGATAAATCGACCTTAGCCGCCGATGCGCCTTGCCCCTGATAGGATGATTTGATTAAAATCTCAACTGCACTCATCGCTTCATCGCCTTGTCAAGCTTTGCTTTTACTTCACGATAATGATTCTCTGCCAACATTCGCTCAATGATGACGTCGATCAGCTCTGCTGGGGCTTCGCACAACTGCCCATAGCCCCAGCCCATGTATCTCATCACCGCAATCTCTGCGTCGTACGCGCACGCCTCGCCCTTGGCGTCGTGCATGATCTCTAGTTCGTAGCGACGCCAGATTCTTTTTTTAGGTCGGGCGTGAGTCCTTCAGTCACCCATGGAATGAGTGTTGGCAGGGTTGCATCAATGACAGCCGGTGGCAGTGCATCGACGTTCTTTGGGGTCACAGGCCGCCCCTCGAAGTCGGGTCCATTCCACGCCGCTATCAACATTCTGGGTGCCATTGCCATGATCTTCGATGCAACCTGATTTTCGTCACTCGCCACAGGCATAATCGCATCAAGAATTGTGTTGCGCTCTGCGTTCGTTGGCTTGCGCACCGTGATTGTGTTGCGCTCGTCAATCTGAATCACTTGGGTTTGTTGTGTAAAAAAGCTCATAATCTCCTACAGATAATAAAAACTCATCGCGGGCAGATAACCAGAGTCAAAGGTGCTTAGAGTGTCGCCAAACCGTTATCGACGATCACGGACAAAAACAGGGCCGCGGTAGAGTCGTAAGTACCCTCGCCATCAATTGCAACCGTTGTATCACCGTCCGAATTTTGATAATCCCCAATCGCCGTATGCCGACCTGCGAAGTCGATACGCAGATTTTTGTTTGCCGTGCTGCCAGGGCAATCCAGCGAAATCAATCGGTTGGGCTGAGGCACGGTTTCCAGAATGGTACGCTCAGCCGCCACCACACTGGAGCTTTCTAACTCCAAAGTAATTGAATAAGTGAATTTCGGCTGACCGTACTTCACTGCCGAGTAGTAAAGATTGCCGTCTCCCACAGGCACGTACATAATGCCGCTCTGATATTTCAAATCAGCCGCCATCAGTACGCCCTGCTTCTGCGTCGTGTGGATTGTCCCACCAATCGCATCGATGTACAGTTTCGTTTTCGAGAAGAGAGCGATCTCAGTAGATACCAGCGCAGTTAGCGTCGTAGGCGTCCCCGTCTCCAAGCGCCGCCCAGCCCAGTTCGCTGCAATCGTCCATTCCTCGCCAGTCTTCCCCGAAAGCGTCCATTCCTCGACATACGAATGCGGCATCTCGCGGTAATCTGCTGTGGCTTCCGTGTTGTAGCATTCAATCGTGTAGAATTTCGTTGTCGGTGCCGCGGTGATTGGGGGATTGTAGGTGCGCTTGTACTGTGGGCTAATCCCCGGCGTTGCGGTTTTAATGCTCGCCTCAAAGATGTGCGGAGACTGCTCGAACGTGAACGGCATTGCAGGCATTGACAACTTCGCTAATTGCCAGGGCATAATCACCTGCCCCGTTGGGACAAACTGCCCAACCTGCTCCTCGACCACCTTTCTGGTGGATTCGTCCTTCGCGCTCCCATAACTACCGCGAAAGATAAAAGTCGCAGCCACCGGCGTGCCGGGCGTAGCTTCAACGCCTGCCTGAATCTTGTTAAATGTATATGGTGCGTATGCCATTACTGCTTCTCCTCTGCCACTACTGGCTGCTCTGCCTGGTCAGCGTAAATCGCTTCATACAGCGGGACGCCGATCAAGCTTGATTGTGCAGAAATAATCTCTGCGTGTTCCTGCATCTCAGCAGGCGTCAGGTCGCGAGCGGGCACGCCCGGCACAAATGCCCCATTGCCCACATAGCGCCACCCCACTGGTTCATTTTTCTTAGCCATACAATTACCTTTGCTGCATTACCCGATCACTGGTGGATTCCCCATCACCCCAGCCAATGACACCACACGATAGATATATTCCGCAGCGACTTGGTCATTTGCGCCATAGGATGCCACCACAGTTACCCGTCTGGCCTCGTAATTCTGCGCAGAATTCAAGATTCGATTATCTACAGGTGACAAGGTGATCTCTACCACATTCGCTGCCGTGATCGTAGTAACCCCTCTAATCTCCGTGTTACTGCTAATGTCGTCAATCCGATAGACAACAGTCGCTGGCATCTCAGTGTTGCCTGCCTTGTCCTTAAATGTCGCAGAGAGATAGGCTGTCGTTCCCTCGTTCACCTGCATTGCAATCATGACCCACCTCAGCTCAACGTAATCGCCAGATCGAGTGTCCAGGTTTGCCCGCTCGCCTTCGTGCCTTGGTTTGACACCTTGCGATTCAGGTTCTTTCCCGTGCCGCTGCTGGCATTTGCGACAGAGAATTCCTGCCAGGCGTAATTTGCATCAGCACTGCCAAACACAGCCCGCCATGTCACGGTCTGTGCACTGCGTTGCGGGTAGCTGGCTGCCATCGCTTTGTACGTCTTGTTGCTTGCTGCCTGCAAATCGGTTTGCGATGCCGCTTCCGCAGTAGTCGAATCGCCAACACCGATATAGGCGTTGGCGTTACTGAAGGAAGTTGGTGTGCCCAACCCACATGCCAGGTCGAGCAACTCGCCAATCCCCTCATTCAGTAGCATGTTGCCCTCCACTTCGCTGATTTCTGGCAGCAGCTCGCCGGTCTGCGCATCAATCACAGGCGTAGGTGTTCCCGCCTCAAAAGCCTGTTGATCGGCATATCGCCGCACAATCCACTTCTTGGTCATCGTAATTGAGTCACGTAATTCCATACCGCCCCCTTATAGAGAAAATTCAATCGTCCGTCTTATAAACAGAAACTCTATCGACCGCGCTAACCAGCCAAACACAACCGACCGAGTCTGCACTGAAAATACTATCGAAACAATCTTGATCGCAGAGTCAAAGCTAACTGCGATATCAACGCCAGCACCGCTCTCCAAAACCGCCAGTGCCGCGGAAATCTGAGATAACACATCAATACCTGTCGCCATGTCTGCCACTGGTACATTCACCGTGACACTGCCGTTGCTATCGACACCATTGGCGAAATCGCTGATTGTTGCCAGCACTGCCACCAATAAAGCGTCAATGCTACTACCACTGTCTGCGACCGCGAGCGATGTAGATGATAGCAACCCCTCTGTGGCGCTACCCGTGTCAGCTATACCTACCCCCGCTGACACACCAACCGAACCGACCCCGCCGCCAGCATCCGTAACACCCAGCGTTACCACTATGTTGAGGACATCCACACCAACGGCACTATCCAACACGCTCATCAGCGTTTCGGTGATCAGATTGACGATGTCAATGCCGCTACTGCTATCAGTGACCGCCACGGTCACGGTCACGCCAGCCACATCAACGCTGATGCCAGATTCTCCAACCGTGACACTGACTGACGTTGTAAGCACATCGCCGCCCAACCCACTGTCGAGCACTGCCAACAACGCACTGACCAGCGTTGCGGTGTCAACACCGCCACCAATATCTGTGATCGCCAGTGTTACGGATGCACCAGGCACATCGCTACCAGCGGCACTATCAGCAATCGCCAGCGTCACCATGGGCGATACACTGTCAACCCCGACCCCACTATCTACAATTGATTTCAGCGACTCGGTCAACAGCGATATCGCCTCAGCCGCGGAGCCTACATCGCTAATCGCAACGGTCGCAGTCAGTGTTACAACATCACCGCCAGCGCCAACATCAGCAGTTGCCACTGTCACCGAAATTGAACCGATGCTATCCAATCCAGCACCGCTATCCGTAACAGTTTTCAACAACGCTGATAGGATATTGATCGCTTCGCTCGCGCTGCCCAAGTCAGACACGCTTAAGCTGACTGCAACCGAAGGCGCATCATTGCCGGTGGCACTATCCAGCACCGCCAATGACGCAGCCACCTGCGCAAGCAAATCCGTGCCAGTTGCTACATCAGTGATTGGTGCTGATACACTGGCTGGCAACATCACATCAGTGCCGCTGCCGTTATCAGTCGTTGTGAGCAACGCTGTAATCTGAGCGATGGCATCAACCCCACCTGCACTATCTGTAAGGAGCAATGTTGCTAATATCTGCGCGAGCAAATCAGCGCCGCTACCACTGTCTGAAACGATTGCAAATGCAGACTGAATGACGGCATCAATACCAGCGCCACTGTCCAGAGTCGAAAGAATTGCCAGAATCTGAGACAGCACATCCATACCGACCGCACTATCTGCGACCGGAGCAGAAACAGTTGCGGGTATCAAAACATCTAACCCGGTGCCACTATCTACAGTGCTGGCTGCCGTGCTGCTGCCAAATGAGTCTGACCCACTTCCCGCCTCTACCAGTGCCAATCCTACTGAGATTCCAGTCGTGTCAGATGCGCTACCACTATCTGCAATAGAAATGCTATTGCTACCTCCACCCTCCATCATCGGGAATAGATATTGCGAGAATGGAATAGGTGGACTGGACTCTTCCCAGTTGATCGTGCACACCGCAGTCCAGTTGTTTCCGGTTGCGGAATCAACCAACTGATTACCAGGATCTCCGGCGTGCCAGGATACGCAGTTTGCAACATTGAGCGGCACCACGCACTGCATTTCGGCCGCTATCTCATCGCCATTTAGGGCACGGTTGAAAATCTTGAAGGCTTCACCGTAGGCGTTGACGTTCTCCCCATCGTTCGTGTTACCGATGAAAAGCTTTTCGGATAGCGTGCTCGCAGACGGGTTGCCAGTGACGACCAGCCTGCCATCAAGCCAGCCTTCCATCTGCCCGGCACTGCTGCCACGGCACACCAGCGCCATGTGGTACCAGCGACCAACGACAAGATTAAATGCTGCGCCTGCGCTGCCAGATGAAAAGACACGAAAATTCAACGAGGTATTTGTGTATAGTTCAATGTACGCCCCGCTCACGTTGCCGAAGCTGAAAAAAGCGCCGTTCGCGGCCGGAGTCGCAGCCAACCTGAACCAACCCATCATCGTAAAATTGAATGCGTTGGGTAAATTTGTTGTTCTGCTCAGCGATGAACTATTGAATCTGTAAGCCATTTAGCTATACACTCTGTCTCTGATATGCAACCATCTTCAATGTGCTACCACTGGCAGGGAATGCCACGCCAGACGTATTTAAGATGTACGCCTTGAACTTCGTCGGTGGCAGGAACAACGTTCCACGCGCACCAATGCCACCCACATTCAGCCGCTGCAATGTCGTCACGGCCTGCAACGGGAACGAACCGACATACGACGTTGATTGAGCGTAGCCGCCAGCACCATTAATGGTCGTACTGTAGTTCGTGCCATCCGTGGCAGGAATCAGGTAGAGATCTACCGTCTTTCCCGCCGTTGGCGCAGACCCAAAAGTTACGGTCAGTTCAAAGACTCCAAACGGGTAGTCATTGGTTGCATTGTCGTATTCCACGCCCAGCGCACCCGCCGCACTTGCCAGCGAATTCAACTCTGTGCTTGCCAGCGTTGTGATTGCCGCCGCACTCCATTTTTCAACTGTCATAGTTCACCCTTCCTATTGCCCCAAGGCACTTGGCAATCTAATCCAACTACACGACTTTGCCGGGTTGCCCTCACATGGCACATTGGGTGGAGTCACATCAAAATATCTTGCCCCAGTTGTTACCAACCCATCGCCCCATGTTCGAGTACCGGGCGTAAATGGGGCCGCCATGTCGTAAATGTAGAGCCCAGGCTTCATATTTCTGATGCGCAAAGGAACGCACTCAACGCCAGGCGCAGTGCAGCTTGTTGAAATTCGCCCCGCTCGATCAGTGAATCCCGAATACCAAACCAGCCCATTGACCTTCGGTAGATTGCTTGGCACTTCGACAACAACAGCGTAAATATAGACCGCGTCACTGGTCGCCAAACATGAACTATCTGGACATACATAGCTAAAGGTTCGACTCGTCGGATCATAGTAACTTGAACTGTTGTAGTCTCTGGCATTGATATGGAATATCCGGTTTGCCTGCCCTAATCGGTTGCCAGACAAAAGCGTTCGGTCACTCGAATAATTCTCCCAAATCAGCCGATTTGATGGCAGGTTCAGTTTGTTCGGGTCATTCCGCGCAAGGTCGCCATTGTTCAGAACTTTCAAAGCGTCGGTAATGGTGACATACGCCCAGTACGGCGGGTTATTCAATTGATTGAGCCAGACAGCGTTGTCAGTTGGGCACAGAGGTCGATTACTGCCCAGCGCATCTCGACAGGTCGTCTTGTATGGACTGTGCAAGTCGCCTGTATCGCTCAATCCACCTGTGAAGATATCGCCGCATCCTGACCCATCGCGAGCGCAACCAGCCACATGAACACTTGCCGAGTGAAAGCGACTGACGCCTTCGCGGACACCATGGTCGTGATGAAAAACGATGTCAAAGGCTGTAATACAGTTGCGCAGACTGAGCGCCATGTACTGATAGTTTTGCTGTTCGCAGGGCACAATTGCCGACTGCCCAACATACCCACGATGCTTATTGAAATTCTCCAACGTGGTCTGCCAGACATAGCCAAAGTCAACGCCACCCTGAAGCGACCGCATGTCACCCATCGTCCCAACGCCCGTAATCACATAGCTGCTGATTACGGCATGATTCGGATCAACCCCATGTACATGGTCGTAATGGCATCCCCGCCCAGCGTCCCATAACCCATGCCAGAACTTATCATCGTGCGTTGGGCAGAGCGGGGCGCTTGCCACTGGGGTCAACTGAGGCGTTGGTGTCGATGGCAGCGTTGGCGTTTCTGTGGGTGCTGGGGTGTTGGTTTCAGTTGGCGTATCGCTAGGAATCGGCGTAAAAGTCTCAGTTTCGGTCGCTGTGGGTAGTTCAATCGTTTGCGTTGCTGTGGGCGTATCAATCGCCGCCTCTGCGGGCGTTACAATGGCTGTCGGAGTATCAGCAGCGAGACAAATCACTGCGCCACTGACCGCGGTGGTCGCCTCGTATCGCTGTTCTTCCCCCGCACAGTTGATCGCCACTTCTTCACCAGCCTGCAAATCCACGCCAACAGGTGCATCAGTAGTAATAGCAATCCCTTGCGGCGCGCTTTGAGAGCATCCACCCAACAAAATCATCAAGAGCAACAAACTGTACAGTGTATTTTTCATATCAACCCACATCCCTACGCATCAAAAATCTTGACCCTCACCCGAAAACGAACGCCATAGTGCGTCATGTCGTTGTATTGCAATGCTGCCGATTCGTAACGAATCGGATAAACAATGTGCTCAATGCTGTCATTCAGCCGAAAGTTTGCCTTGAGTGCATATAGCACCCGATCAGGCCACACCTTTGCCTCATTCACTGCTTGCGGTAGAACCTGCCGGGCATGATAGATATCGGCAACAAAGTCATGAAAACAAGGTGCGTTCTCGGTCATCTCGCCAGACTTCAAATAGACCACCGCACACGGAAATTCGCTGATCGACTCAGGTGGATCCGTGTAGACTCGTTTCAGACCCGGCACAGTAGCAATCACGTTGCGAAATTCATTGATCGCTGTCTCAACAATTTCAGCCATTAGCCCACCAACCTTGCTTTGTTCTGGTAGGGAGTAAGCAGCGCTTTTACCTGCTTTGGTACACTTTCGCTATAGGTGAGCTGACCAAGGTCAAAATTCGCTGCCGCATCCTGCAACGCCGCCTGATATCGCTTGAGCAGCCAGGCAGCGAATAGCGCGGTCGCCTCCTTCACAGGTGCAGGTACAACCAGACTGCGACCCCACTTACCCAAAACGGATATTTCGCCATCTGTGGCGAAGGACCATGAATAGCCGCTCAGTAGGCGAATCGAAAAGTAGTGATTTTCGTTGCGAGGCTCTAACCTGTAAGCCAGCGTGGGCAAAACTGCACCATCACCATTGGTCAGTGTTGTCACGGTAAGCAACGGCGTATCGAGACGCAGAACACTAAACCATGACTGAATCGACAAATCACCATGCCCAAAGTAGCGAGTCGAATCATTGCTCACTGCAAACCCATCCACTGGCAGCCTGCAATACTCGTCTACCCATCTCGAACAGGTGGTCACAAAATCGGCGATCTGATAGTCGTAATCATCGCCGGTGATATTCAGTCTCAGTTTCACATCGTCAAAGTTGCAGTAGTCCATTACGCCTCTTTGTCTTCGGCTGGCTCTTCAATTGCCTTATTCAACCGCGGCTTCTTCACTGCCTTGTCTTCGGCTGGTGCGCCGACTCGCTTCAAGCAGCCCGGTGAATCACGTTCCAGAAAAGCGATCTGCTCCTCTGTCAGTTCGGTCTGCTGACCTTTACTGTATTGCACTTGGTTGTTGGCGTAGTCGTGCAGAAATTCAACCTGAATCATTTCCCCAACCTTTTCTATAGAACGGAATGAAATAAGTGGTGCCACATAAAGCAGCACCACTTACCACTAGACGAGCACGTCACGCAGACCGGCAGTGTGCTTGGCAGTCGAGCGTGTGCCATGCGCAGCCACAGCCTGACGAAGCGAAGCAACCAGTACATAGGAGCGGGTTTTGATGTCCCGATCCATCTCGATCAACAGTTCGCGCACAAAGCCCGAATACCACATTCTGCGATTGAAGACAGTCAGGCCACCCTTTACATTGTTGGCGGGTGTCACGGTTGACATCTTGCCGTCCGCTTCGGTCAGACCGTAGCTTTCGGAGAGAATCAACGGAATGCCGCGATACTGCCCAATCTGCCCGGTCATCACAATAGCTTGGGGCCCCAGTTTGTCCATCGTGATCAGATAGTCACCAGGTGCGCCGCTACCTGTCTTCAGAAAGCCGCCCAGGTACGTCTGCACATCTGTCACCATCACCAACTGATCGGGTGATGCAGCATACTTGCCCATCGTCTTCAGCGTGCTGGTAATCATGGCGTCAGTCAATGCCGCAGCACTACCTGTCACGCCTTGAGCGGTGTTGTCAACCAACCACAGGTGGCGCAGACCATCCTGACCATCACTCAGGAAGTAGTCATCAGCGGCCGGTGCAGCATCGTCTGTGTTGATGTTGCCCGTGGCAGCGTTGGTGTTGTCAGCATTCAATGCAAAGCCGTCAATCGCTTCACCGCCAGCCTGCGCCAGGCGTGCGCGGATCTCAGGCATCAAAGCAACCACGGCATCTTCATCGAGCGTGTAGCTCCATTCCACCATCGCCTCCTGTTCAGTCGCGGTCAATGTGCTTTTTGCTGTGGCGGGATTAGTGCCAGTAACAGCCACACCTTGCGTGCCCTTGCGGAAGCGAATCGAGCCCAGACCCAGTGGCAAATCAAAGGGATTGCTTGGCATGGGCACGTTCGCCATTGCGCCGACGACACGAGAAGACATAAAAATGTCATCCCACAGCATTTCTGCCATTTGGCGATCTACCAATTCAGCACCGGTGCCAGAGCCTGTTGAGGTCAGCGCCTTAATCGCCTCGCTCAAGTCCTCAGAGGGCGAATTCACCCGATCTGGCATCATGGCATTTGCTTTCTGCAACATCTGCCCGGCAAGCCACAAATCAACAGGCTTTGCCTTCTGGTTGCCAATGCGGTGGAAGCCATCCTTCTGCAACCCCTTCACCATGCGCCCATAACGGTTGCTCGCCTTGATTTGGGGCAGGCCACCCGCACCGACTTCAGCGCCAGGCGTGCGATAGTTGGGTTGGGCGTCCAACTTTTCTTTTACCTGCAAGGCAACCAAATCCTTGATTTGTACCTCGAAGTCAGCCTTTACATCATCCCAGCGCAACTCCTTCTTTTCTTTGCCTTGAATTGCAGTGGTCAGTTCGCTCATTTTCTGGAGGAGCGTCTCCATTGTCTCGTTTGCCATCATTTACCTCACAACAAAAAGAAATACAGAAAAACAACGAACTGTTAGACAATCGCTTGATCGACTGCCTCCAGAAATACACGAAACGCCTCCAACACAGTTTCCTCGATCTCGTCAGCGGTAGCTGTTTTGGGCAGGAGAGGAACAGTGAACGTTGCGCCAGAATCTTCACCTCCACCATCAATCGCCTTGGCTGCCAACCGCAACGCATTCTGATTCGCTGGAATCGGCACGATTGAGATTTCGAGCAATTCCCATTCGACGAAGTCCCTACCCCCAACCTCGTTTTCCATCCACTTGGTTGGGTTAAAGCCGATGCTACAAGCACGAAGCAGCTTCTGATCCCACAGCGCACGAATGACGGTCATGGGGTCAGCGTCATTGGCAGCTTCTCGCAATTCCGGCACGAAGTTGAGACCGGAACTGTCAATCTGCAAATCTCCAACCTTGCCAATCAGCGCCCATGGGTCACGATAATTGTGTCCATACATGAGAACAGGGTTCTTGATGAAATTCTCAAGTTTCGCCCCGTTGGGCATCACTCGGTCTTTATCCCGATCAACATCGGGCGTGCTGGCAATCATGCGCCCATCTTCGGCGGCTTTTATTTCAAATGTCTTGTGAAGCATGTCTCACCCCGTCAAACTATTGATTGTGTTCAAAAAGTCGCCTCGAATGGCGTCCTCATTCTGACGAGCTACTTCCTCGTCTGTCTGCCATCGCCCTTGGTGCATCCACGCTTGATCCTCTGCACTCTGCACGAATGGACCGTAGGTGGTATTGTTGCCAATGCGCCCTGTTATCCCACTACCAGACTCACTAATCTCACTCGTCCAGCGCTTACCGAGATTCTGCGAAGTGTTGGCGATAACCCGACCTTGAGCGTTCGTTGGCCCACGCCCACGAACATATCTCTGCCCGGGTCGAGTCGGTGGGTAAATCGCCATACCCGCCTGCAACCGTGCCAAGCCTCGCGTCATTGGCGCTCTCAGCCAGTTGTTCGAGGCAACTTGCCCCAACATTTCAAGCGCATCCTCGTCGTTAATTTCGATGTTGATCATTACGCCACCACCGGAGTTACCCAGCATCGACAACGAGGATGAGCTGGCGGGAAAACAACACCGCTCTCTCCCTGCCACCCATCCGCAGTCACCTCGACAATTTGCCCAGACAGCGGGCGGCAAACAGGACACACCATTTCGTCAACACTCGTTTGCCAGCGCATCCGTTCAATCACACCACTGACGCGCCATGCAGCCCGATTTCCCTCAGCATAAGCCCGTGTCGTTTCGGTGACGGCTATAATTTTCGCTCTCTGCTCGCTATACACTGAGCGTTCTAGCTGCGTGATTAGTGAGTGTAATGGCAATCCATTACTCACCCACTCCCCAATCGATTGCCTGATTTGGCGTTCGCTCGTCATGTACAAGGCGAGCATAATCGAATCGACATACCCGTCATCATGGCGACCCATCGGCATTAATCGCCCACTTCCCAGAACCCAGTCCAGAACGGCTTGATTAACCATATCCCAACTGATTCCGATTGCCGCCTTGCTAGTTCCCTGCACCCAATCTACCTGAGCTAATCCGGTTTTTCCACCAAGCGATGCATCATCAACCAGCATATCCACCAACGTATCTCGAATTACTGATTGATTTTTTCGATGACGTTCCACTGCCAAATCTGGCGAAATGTTCTCCGGCGTCGTTCCCGCTGGCACCACCAGCCGCCGCATTTTCGCAAAGGCTTTCGCCAACTTATCGGCGTGTAATCGCTCCAACTGGCTACGCTTGCGGTCATTGCCATCCAACCCCGGCATTGCGCCCCGTCGCTTAGGGATAGCTATCCCAACCAAGCCAAAAGGGGGCTGGTCGATTCCGCTCTCCTTTGCTGCCTTCGGTGCCGGTGCCGCGGGTGGCGTAAGTGCAATGCCACCAAAGCCAAGCTTCAATCGCTCGTCAATCGCTTCGAAGGGCACACCCATCGCCCACAACTGCGAAGCCATGCTAATCTTCGGAATGAGATCGTCTTGCAGCACGCCCACGCCGCTGAAATCCGTTGCAACCTTTTCACCAGGCTTCAACATCGGTCGAACATGGGTAAAGTAGTGCGTCAGTGTATTGTCTCGATGCTGTGCCATTGGGCGAACAGTCAGGGTCCAGAACACTTCGAGCGCCGTTTGAAAGTTCTCGTAGGTGTCCTTGCCGTAGCCCATAATTTCATCAGGCACACCAAAGACCGCCCCGACCTCGTCTCTGCTAAACTCCTGTTGTTGTAGCCATTCCACATCACGAGGAGGGAAGGAAAACGTCTTGATATCGGTGACACCCTCTTCCAGAATGATCGGCTTATGCCAGTTCTCTGCACCCGAAAACTTTTGAATCAGCGACGCTTCCAATTCATCACGCTCAGTTTTGGTGATGCCTTGCGGTGCAACCAGTGCATAATCGGGTCTGGCTCCCCGCCGCATAAAGTTCTTGCGCCATGCCCGACTGAACAAATCAATAATGATTCCCTCGCGCACCGCAGCGATAGGAGCAAGCCCACGCCAGATACTGAGCGGATTACTAAACTTGTCTTGAATCATCGACTCAGGGGGCAATGGGTGAGGCTCACCCGCTCCACCTGCAAACTCAGGCTGATAGACATACTGCGCAACACGAGGGTATAGCCGCCGCTCTGTGCTGGAATCTACTCGCAACGTAATTGCGTCGGAGCGACGATGCCACAACTCAGCCGGGCGACCGCGACGATCATCCACAATCTCAAAAAAGCATTCGCCAGACAGCAACATACTGATCGCATATTGCTCCCAGCACAGCGACGGCGGCATTTGGTCATTACCGCGATTGAGTAGTAGCGCAATCTCATGCTGAGGTAAGCTTTCGCCAGTGGCAGATGTTACGCCCACGGGCAAAGAGGCCAGCGACTCAGCGATCTTGCCCACTGCTTTGCGCACCCAAACATAGCTCTGATAGGCAGTTGCAGCCCCCACATAATCCTGAACCGAATCATTGGCAGGTTGCCGCCCATCACCACTGCCACCACCTGCCGAAAATAAATGAATCCGCTCGCGCAGATGCGCGGGAAGAGACGAATTCGACGGCGCTTTGATGAATCGCTTATGTTGGGTTTGGATCTGCTGAAGTAGGTTCATTTGCGTCTATCCTCGTCACCATTTAATCCAGACTGATACCCAACCACCACAGCCGCCACGCACCACAGCACCGACCGCCACGCAAAGCCAACCAGCCAGCCCAGCAGCACGAATGGCAGCGAAATCAACCACAGCACCGATTCCAGAGGACGAATCTCTACATGGCTACCTTCCATTTGCTGTTGAATTGCCCGAAGCATTGCGTATTCGTACACAGTGATGATGTCCTTAGAAATAAAAAAGCTCGCTACAGCCATCGTAGCGAGCTTTCGATTACTTTTCTATTGTTACAAGTGACTATCTTTCTGTAGCCAGCTTCACAGCCGCTTCAAATGCACTACTCGCACCGATCTTATCTCGAATCGAGCGCACATGGTTGTAGACCGTGCGCCGACTGATCACGAGGTCATCAGCAATGAACGATTGCCGCTTCCCGCTCGCCAATTTCTCGGCGACCTCTCTCTCTCGTCTTGTCAGTTTGCTCATAAGTGCTCCATTCAATGTTACACCCTCAACCAAACCCAACTTTCCAAAGCCTCGCACGCATGATCATTGCCGTCAGCCGGTGCATCGTCGGCACCGTGTTTGCCGTCTGGGTAGCGATAACCGTTGGTAATCTCCCAGATTAGATTTTTACATCGTTGATTGACTTTGATGACCCGTTGTTTCTTGCTGTCGCAGATAAGGGCTCTAGTCTTCTTGATCGCCGCCACTCGTGTGCTTCGGTCGCCGCTCTTCTTACCCAACCAGTTGCGAGCAGGGATGTCAGCCTTTCGCAGCCTATCGCGCAACTGTGTAGCTTCATGGCTCACCGCCGCAATCTCTGGCAGCTTCCACCCACGCTCTTTGCACCGATTGATAATGTCCTCCACCGTCTCTTCTTCCAATGTCCGCTGTTGGTAAAGCTCATCGAAGACAAGAATATGTGTGCCCTTGTTTTGGATAAACAGCGTTGCCCGCGGATCAGGGTTGTACCCATCATCAATCGCCAACTCTATCGGTCGCTCTGGGTCTGGCTCTTCGTCGGTCAGATTCCCTTCATTGAAAGCGGAGAACACCAACCCCTCGACACTCGCAAACCAATCAAATAGCGAGTTCCTGGTTGCTTCATCCAAATGACTCAGCGATGATAGATACTCGTCCCTGTCCAGGTGCGGATTATCATCCAAACCGCTTGGCACAAAGATCACGTTCTTTGGGCGATGCAAAACAAAGTGATTTTTCACCCACTGCCCATCTGCCGTCGTCGGCGGATTGCCTGCACTGCGCATCCGGAGCGGCACCACCGAGCCAGTCAAACGACGAAGGCGACTAAAGAGATATCGATACTGCGTCTCGGTGAACTGGCATACCTCATCAAAGCCCACAAATTGAAACTCTGAGCCCTGGTAGCGATACTTGTCGTTCTCATTCTCCAGATAGCCAAAGGTCAATGTCGCACCGCTCGGAAATCGCCATATCTTGCGCTGCTCATTCCATACAGCATCAGTGCCAGCCAACCATGACCGGGCACGGTCCATCAATGCGCCAGCCAACGCCAAATCTGCATAGGTGCGCCGAAGCAGCAAAGCGGAATAGCCAGGCACATCGACATATTGCAACGCCGCCATTAGCAACGCCGAACTCTTCCCGCCGCCCGGCTGCCCGCCGTAAAAGGCTTCGATGCACGGTAGTAGCAGAAATGCAGCCTGCTTAACTGTCGGTGCTTGCGGAATGTACTTCGTCATCCGTGGTGTCACCAGCGCCGGATTCGATTGCACCAACGCTCGCAAGGATGTCAAAGATAGTTCCTGCTTGGTCTTCATCAATAGAATGCTTCTGTTTCACCGTGCCGCTATGCTGCTGCTTAAGCTCGCCGCTGACCTTGTTCTCGTTCGGCACTTTGCCATAAGCCACTTCAAAGAAATACATTTGCAATCGTGGGTCTTTGCTTGCAGCCCACTGACGAAGGATAGCTTCCGTTACCGTGACTGTATCGCCTTTACTGTTCGTCACTTCCTCATGTGCGATAGATTGCGCCAACGCTCTAGCGGCATCAAATGACTTTGGACGCCCCTTGCGATTTATGCGCTTATCTCCCTTCACGAATGGCATAACTAATTGTTCCCTATTGTATAACAATAAGCGGACGGGTGAGAGTTGAACTCCCATTTCTAATCTGGTTGATTAGTGGTCTACCGTTAACCTACATCCGCATGATTCCGTTTTTCGCCCTTGTACATGCCTGCGCCAATTCTATCTATTTCGCTATATGGTAACTCTGGAACGGTCAATTTATTGCGATATTCTTTATCTATAAAATAAATATAGCGAAGTTGGT